TGAGCAGCACGAGCAGTTGAAGGAAGAGTCACAGCGCGGGACGTTTGGTCCCCATGTGCGGATTGAGGGCGTCAAGCACCCTACGCATACCATGGCCGAAGGCCGCAGCCTCAGGCAAGATCCCTAACCCGAGCGCCAAGGAGACATCAAATTTGGTCGTAGTGTTCTCGTCGGATTATGCGTCGTTCAAAGCGCGGGCCAACCTGCTAGGTTGTAACTTCGTCTACGCACGGGTGGTCAGCACGGCAGATTACCGTCTCGCGGCAATCTCTCGGCATGAGCCCCAGTCTGCCGTTGTATGTACTGGGTACCTCTCAAGTGAACCCGCCAATCTTTCGACGGACTTCCCCGGATTTCAAACTGGGGAAAATGGTATGAACCTCGGCGCTTCCTACACCCTCTAAGGAGTTCTCCCCTTGCCGTATTTTCAGCCTGCCACCAACAACATCTTCGGGCTCGCGCCAGCTCAGGGCTACCCGGGATCACAGCAGACGAACGTCTACGCTGTGTCGTCTTCGGAGGGGACTGCAATCCTCCCGGGCGACTGCATCGTACGCACGTCGCTGGGTACCGTGCGTGCCGCGGTCTCCGCGGACTCGGCCCACATGATGGGCGCGGCGGCGCAGGCCCTGTCCACGGCGTCGTTCGCCCAGGGCACCCTGAACCTCCTCGTCTACGATGACCCGATCCAGCATTTCTCCATCACCAACACGTCCTCGGCCAACCTGACGATGGCGGCGATTGGTAAGGACATCGGCATCGTCACCACGGCCACGGGCACGGGCATTCCCAGTACCCTTGTGAGCCGTTCTAAGCACGCACTGAGCGCCACGGTGACCGGTTCTTCGGGGCCCGGTATCGTTCGGCTCGTGGCCCTTCACCCCATCGAAACCTATTCGTCTAACCCGACTGGCACCCTGAAGTGGATCGTGAAGCCTGCCCCGGCTACCGATTTCGCCAGCAACCTGACCACGTAAGGGAACCTAGACACCAATGGCACTTAGATCAACGCTCCCCAGTCTGTACCTGTCCCGGCTGGCCAATCTCGAAGATGTCCTCTTCGACGAGATGCCAATCGAGGCGGGCGTGTTCCAGCGGATCCTCAAGGTCCGCGATATGGGCAACAAGCCGTTTGTGCAGACCACCACGGTGGCCAGCTTCGGCGTGGTGCCGATCAAGGCAGAAGGCGCGCCAGTGACGTATGAAGATCTGGCGGCCGGTTTCGATGCACGGTTCCAGGCTGACACGCTGGAGCTGGCGTTTAGGGCCTCCAAGGAAGCCCTGGACGACGAGCAGGAGGAAGTGGTCAGCGACGCGGCCCGCGCCCTCGGGTCGAGCATGAACTTCACGTATGACGTGGATCATGCCAACATCTTCAACAACGGCTTCACCAGCACCGCGGGTGCGCCCGACGGTGTGGCCCTGTTCTCGACCGCCCACCCGCTCATCGGTGGCGGCACGGGGGCGAACCGCCCGGCGACGGACGGCGACCTCTCGGTGGCCCAGCTTCGGGTATCCCTCAACGACGTCGCCAACACGCGCGATGACGCGGGCAAGCTCCAGCACTGGCGGCCCAAGATCCTCTTCGTGTCGTACAACCAGAAGTGGCTCGCGATGGAACTTCTGGGTTCGGCCCTCAGGGCCGACACGGCTGACAACGCCATCAACGCCTTCAAGGACGATGGCCTGACGGTCGTGGCAACGCCGTATCTGACAGACACCAACGCGTTCTTCCTTCTGGCCGAGCCCAGCAAGCACAACGTCCGCACCTACTGGCGCGAGCGTCCGAACGTCCTGCACGACTGGGACTTCGAGACATCGAGCATGAAGGTGAAGATTCGTGCGCGCTGGAAGCGCGGTTGGTCGGACTGGCGCGGCGTGTACGGAACCAGCGGCGCGTCGTAAGACGTTCCCGAAGTCGCCCTAGGGGATGCGTCCCCGGCGTCGGTTCTTCGGCTCGTTCTCCGGTTAAAAGTAACGGGCAACCCAACAGCCTCCTCGGCTGACCTAGGAGACGCACGATGCCACTTCCCGGTTACGGTAACCTCACATCCAGTCAGGGCTCGGTGGGCGGGGCCAAGTACACCCGCCTCCAGGGCCCGGCCCTCGTGGGCCAGCTCGCCGACAACACCTCGGGGGGTCCGTCCTACGCCCCTGGGGCGGTCATCATGGTGCAGTCCACCGCCAGCCCCATCACTGCTCCCGGTGTGCTCGGCACGGCGGCCGCCACGGTGTCCCGCGGCGCGTACATCTACATCCCCCAGACCACCGGGGCCATCGCCACGTCGTCCTTCGCGGACGGCGAGTCGGCGCCCCCGTATTCGGATTGTGGCGCGGTGCTCGTGTGGGATGCGGGCAATGATCGGCTTCTGATCTACTCCACCGCCTCGGGTGCCGGGGTGTGGAAGGGGACCAACGTCGGCGTGACGACCTCGGCCGGCGGCGGCACGTTCACCAGCAGCTAACCCCTCACCAGAGAAAGGCATATCTCCCATGCCGTTCGACGTTACCCCCGCGTGTAAGAACGTTCAGATCCTTGACCGGGATGCCGGCAAGGTGGTGGTCACCCCCCGGGTCAAGAAGGTGGCCATCGTCGGGTTCGCGAGCAATACGCTGCACCTGGTGCCCTGGCAGGACCCGGAGTTTGAAATCTGGGGCATGAACCAGGGGTACATGCACTTCCACCGGCAGGCCGACCGGTGGTTCGAGATGCACTCGCCGGAGTTCACCGCGGATGTCCGGGACCCGGAGTACATCCCGTTCCTCCAGAAGTGCCCGATCCCGATTTACATGATCGAGAAGTACCTGGAGTACCCCAGCAGCATCCGGTTCCCGATCGAGGATGCCATCGCGTTCGCGGGCCGGGATTACTTCCAGTCCTCGGTGGCGTTCATGCTGGCCATCGCGGGGATGGAGAAGTTCAAGGAGGTCCACCTGTACGGGATCAACCTGGCGATTGGGTCGGAGTACTTCTACGAGAAGCCCAATTGCGAGTGGTGGCTGGGGAAGCTGGAGGCCATGGGGACCAAGATCTTCGTCCCCCACGCCTCGGCGCTGCTCAAGCAGTATCGGCGGTATGGGTACTTCGTGGACCGCGAGCCGAACCAGATGACCAAGATCCTCCTCCAGGGCCGGGTCAACGAGTACAAGCAGCGCGCGGAGAAGTTGCAGAACGACCTCCACGTGGTCATCGGAGCGATGAAGGAAGACGAGGCGCTGTTGCAGATCGCCGAGGGCCAGGACCACGGGGCCGATGTCGTCATGGTTCCCTCGCCCCCGCCCCCGCCCCAGCCCGCGCCCCAGCAAGCCCAGCAGCCCGCCTGATGGATCTCACCAACTGGTGGGTCAAGACGCACCAGGAGACCTCCAGCGCGGAACAAATGTGGGACTCGTGGCAAGCGCCCCACCGGGATCAACTGGTGGTGGCGCTCCACTGTATCCCGGACCTGGACAGTGTGTACGAGGTGGGGTGCGGGGCCGGCCCCAACCTCCGCCGTTTGAAGGACGACTACTGCCACCCCATGACCCTGGGCGGCTCAGAACCCTGCGAGGGCCTGGCCGCCTGGGCGTCCGAACACCTGGGAGTCACCATTGACCGCTTGGCGCTGCCCGATGTGCCTGACGGAACATCCTGGGACGCCGTTCTGTCGTGTTACGCCCTGGCCTACTGCGACCCCGAAGCCGCCATTCAGTCGTTGACGAATTTCAAGAAACTCGGGGCCCGGTACTTGATCCTCATGGAACCCAACGCCTACGTGCACCCGTATGAGAAAGCGGGGCTGTACTCCCGCGGCGGGGCCCTGCCCGAGTGGGCCCACGACTACCCGAACTTGCTGCGTGAAACCGGCTGGGGCCTCCTGTGGCGCTGGCCCTTCATGCCCCCCACCGACGGACTCAACACCATCCTGATCGCTGAACAGGAGTCTGCCTGATGCCTTCCGCGTTCCTTGCCATCCCCCTGCCGGATGCCACCGTGTCATCCGGGGGCACCATGACCAGCCCCACGTGGGATGTCTCGGACGCCTACACGGTGGGGGTCAAGGTCACCACAGCCTCGACGGCCCCGGGCCTCACCGCCGTGGCCACGCTCAACTCCTCGGACACCACGTTCACCCAGGTGGCGTACTGGCAGTCCACCGCCCAGACCCTGGTCCAGACCTCGTCCGGCCAGATCACGATGTTCGAGGTCGGGCCGCTGTTCCGCCTGGCTTTTCAGACCTCGGCCGCCTCGACGGGCGGGATCATCGTGCGCGGCACCAAGTACGTCCAGGTCTAGCGTGTGCGCTTGCCGCGGCGGGTGTCCCTCGGCGGCGGCTATCGCGTCGAAGTCATCCTCGTCCCCCAGAGCTGGTTCCAGCAGAACGTGGATCTGGAGGACGGGGAGCAGTTGGATGGGTTTTTTGAGAACCTCCTGGGCCGCACGCAAGGCCCGGCGGGCCGTATCTACATCCACAAGAAACTCCCCCACGCCCAAAAGTGGGCCACCTACTGGCACGAAGTCATGCACGCGGTGCACGACATCGCCGCCTGGGACGCCCACCGTATCTTGACCTAACTCGCTCGCCCTGGGGCGCCCTGCGGGGGAGATCCGTAGGACTCCCTGGGACGGCACCCTCGGGAGGGCCCTTCCGAGGGAACGCTTCCCGACCATGCACTACCTGAAGGAACTCTGGCATGCCCTCGTTGGCACTGTGGGCGATGTTCTTGACCACGTCGGCCTGGGTTGTCTCAACCAGTACGACTGGCGGGGGCGGCCTCTACGGCGCCAAACAGTTGACGAGTGTCGGGTTGTTCCCAGCGACCATCGACACCCCGAGGCTGTAGTGAAAGGCCCCTACCTGACGCACTGTACCGTGTGTGTCTTTGACGACTTCCCCGAGGTGCGCCGCTGATGGCTTTGTATGTGTGCAACATGCCGAACATCACTACCACGGCGGGCGGGACCACCACCACCACGCTGAAGAACTTCGACGACGCCTACGGGTTGATGATCACCTGCCCGTCGGGCATGGCGTCCACGGGGATTGCCATTCATGTGGAACAGACCTCGACGGGGACGAATTTTTTCATCCTCCAGTCCGGCGGTGTGGATGTGCAGATGGTGACGGGCCGGGCCACGGTGATTTGCCCCGTGCCGTTCAAGCAGATGCGGCTGGTGTGTACAGCCGCTGAGGCTGGCGCCACCGCGTTCGGCGTCACCAAGCAGGTCATGACGTAATGGCCACAGCGCAGGTACCGCCAGCAGTAGGCACGTCCGGGCAGCTCATCGATGTCCTGACCATCAACGCGGGGAGCACGATCTACCGCGAGGTGGTGGCCATCGGGGGGTTCACCTCGTCCGGGATCGCCGTGGTCACCACGTCCGGGGGGTTGACGGTCAACGTCACCTCCGGGGTGGTCACGCTCTCGTCGGCTACCAGTCTGTCGTCGGGGATTGTGACGCTGTCCTCGGTCCCGACTGTCACGGCCACCGCGGCCACGAACCCGTGGTCCTCGGCCCCGTCATTCAACATCCCCTTCGTCTCCGCGTCGTCAGGGCTGGTCCAGATCTCTGGATCCATCACCTCGACGGCTGCGACCAACCCGTGGTCCTCCGCTCCCGGGTTCAACATCCCGATGGTGTCCGCGTCTTCGGGA